CATAGGCTTGCGCTGCGTCCTCGCCCTGGATCTTGTCCAGCATCAAACGATTTTTTAGCCAGGTAACAAACGGTTTTGGATCATCAACTGTCAGTGTTACCACTTAATAACCCCTTACCCGCTTTTGTTGTCGTTGTTCCCGTGCCTAGTCCTTGTGGACCCGTCAATACCGTCTGCTTTGGTCCTACCTTCTTCGGATCACGCATTTTTCTCTGCTCTTGTATGCGTACCGTTTTTTCTGGTTTTATTGCCTTCACGGGTGTTGGTGGCGGTGCGGGCGGTATAGGGGGCATCTGTGGTGCGTTTTTGCTCATGCTACATAACTTCCCAATGGATTGTAATCACTCTCTGCCATTTCCTGGGGTGGTGAAAGATATTCATCATACTCACGGTGTCCCACTGATAAGTAGCGAAACGCATCCGCAAAGTGACTTGCCCAGGAATGAACGGGTGTTGCTCTAAAAACTCTATTTTTTTCATTATACGCACGATGATAGTGTCTAAGCGCATCCAGCAGCTGCTTGCATTGTCCACGATCAAACCAACATCGGCTAAAAAATAACTTTGCTGCGTGTATCCCATCTTCTAGTGGCAGCTTGGGTACAACTCGAAAATTCAAACCAAGATCATACGCTATCTCGCGCCTACTCTTACCGGACCCCAGTTCCCTTACCTCGATATCATGCGGGGCATTATGTGTCCCATACAAATATCCTTTTTGATCCAGGACACGACAATAATGGGGCAGCCCTTCTCCACGACTTTCATAACAATCAATTATGTGGATTGCGCGACCTACCGTTTGTGTAAAGATAATCACATTGCTATCGCCAACACCTAAGTCCCACCAGGTATCCACCCTATAGTTCTCGTCATAGGGTACAGACGTGATCTGCCCCTTCTCCATAATGTTTTCTAATTCTTTCCCGTATATCGCGCCAGCGACATTAGCGGTCCAGCTACACTCAAATTCCTGGTTGTACTGGTCGGTCGACATTGCCGACTTCGCACTCTCCAGTTCTTCATCGTCCAATATCTTTGTTTGTGATGCCTTGTAGGTCTTTACAAACCAATGCTTGTCCGCTTGTGCAGCTTCATAAAGCTCGTAGAACGCCGACATGCCCCGTGGAGTACCAATCACTATCCCATACCCCTTACGGTCACTCAGCGCGGGTCTTACGACCTCTGGGAACATACTTTCTGGCATATCTGCGTATTCGTCCATCACGCAACCATCAAGAAAAATTCCACGAATGGCATGAATATTTTCTGCACCCAGCAGCATAATCCTTGCACCATTCGGTAAATCACACCGTAATTCTGTTTCGTGAAAGCGAGCGTTCGGAATCGTACCCGCGAACTGCTTCAAATAATCCCAGGCAATCATCTTCGCCTGGCGATAGGTGGGTGCTATGTAGGCATAGCGTGGGTTAACTTGCGTATTCAGTATGGCATCACGCAAAAGATGGTTAATCGCCATCACCGTCTTGCCAAACCGTCTGTGCATTACCAGCACCGCCCAGCGTTTCTGCTGCAACTCTTTGTGCAGCTTCTTTTGCAGCGGTCTTGGGGTATACGGTATTTTGATTTCCATGTATCTTCGCTTCTCTGCGTATCAAGCGCAGCGTATAGGCTCTATTCTGCCGTGCTTTTTCCTGGTTCTTTGTGTAGTTACTGGTCATTCCAAGTGTGTGTGGCAGACACTCTTGTGTTTGGTTATATACGTATAGCAACGGCGACCAGTTTTGGGGGGGTAAGGGGGTCGCTTTGCGCTGCAAAATGCACAGCTGTAGGTATGTACCCTACCGCCACAGCTAGAAAAAACAATGACTTACACCAGATAATGCCAAAATTAATGCCAAAACCAGACATAAATCGCAGCAAAAGCCAGGGCGGGGGTCGCGTGTGCGAACGGTGACACACAGACTGCATCAGCACTACTCATTCCATGATAACTGTATTGTCCCCGACACGGATGGCGACGCATCACTTGGATTGTTTCGTATACCACCCAATGGCTGCAACTGTCGCTTTCTCTTGTCGAGTGCATCCACCTTCAATCGCTTGTACTGCACTGTTGCCATAGCGATCTTTGGATCACTTGGCAGCGGTTCATTGATGATGTCCATGATCTTGTCGTCGATGTCCTCACCTTGTATTGCTCTTGCCTTGCTGTAGGCTTCCCAGGCATCCTGGTCTTTCTGCACATGCCTATAGATTGTCCTCTTGTTGGGAAGATGCTCTGATGTATCACAGATCTGTGTCAAGCTCTCACCATCCATCAAGCGATTACATATCTCGTCCATGTGCTTTTGTGTTACGCTGCTCATGCTCTTGCTCTTGTTTTCTTTTTGCGTTTCTTGCCACTAGCCGTTACTGACCAGTTGACACGCTTTGGTCCCGTCTTTTTCCGTGCTTCTGCCTTCGTTATTCTCTTTGCTACCTTTGCGGGTCGACACGCTGGATACGGTCGTGACTTCTTTTCCTTGCCCGATCTGCCACACTTCTTGCCCGTCTTGACATCACGCCAATCCTCTCTGAACCACTTCGTCAGTGACATCAGCTTGGCTTCTTACCGCTGTACTTGCCACCACGCTTCTTGTACTCACGCACCAGCCACGCATTTGCATAGGCACTGGGATACACTGCAAACTTACGCTTTGCAGCTGCTTTGACCCTGGAGTACAACGCTGGGTTTGTGGGTTTAGGTCCGCTTTTTTTTGCTTTTGCCATTGGTTTTTCTTTTCTTTGCAGCTGTAATGATATCGCCCCTGGTGATCTTTTTCTTATCACCGTACATCGCAGCTAAACGCTTTTGTTTGGGAGTGTACTTTGAATAAGGCATCTACTTCTTTTTAGCCTTCATCTTTTTTTTAGCTGCGATTGCTTTGGTTGCTTTCTTCAGTCCGTTCATCTTACCAGACTTCTTGCCCTTCATTCCTTTTCCGTAATGTCCTGGCATGTCTTACCCTTTCTTTTTTTTGTGACGGTTAGCAAAATTCCTGGCTGCTTCGACACTACCGAAACCCCAGGCTTTCAACGCAAGTGCTTTGCGTGTCGGTGTCCCATCTGACTTTTTCATTGGTCCTTTCATGCCAGCAAATCTAGCAGCAAAAGATACACGTCGAGGTGATGTACCCGACTTGAGTGGTCGTTTTAGATTCGAACCCTGGGTACGCTTGAAATAGTCACGTCCCTTCTGGTTCAGACCACCTTTTTTGTTCTGATAAATTTTTTTGACCATGATTAAAAGGGCGCGAACCCCACGTCAATCTGCGAGGATATAACAAAGGGTTCGCATACTGTGGAGGAAGGATATTTATGAAAAAAAAAGCCAGACACTTCTGACCGATTATACAAAATATACCGTCCTTCTCATGCCATTCATACAACAATTTGTGTCCTGGTCAAAGATTTCCTTTCGGTAAACGTCAAAGCTTGTAATACAAGCGAACCAAAGCATCCGTATACTTACGACGCACAGTGCGATGATCGACACGCATTTTACGTCCTAGGGCAGACCAGCGTGGACCCCGTTCGTTGAACGCTGCGCTATGCGCCACTGCCCAGATCAGTCGTTTGTCGTCCGCATCCATGTTCGTATCGTTAAGTAAATCCATAGCCAATTCAAATCGTGTGACTTGCTCCGGTGTAGCTTTTGGTAACGACGGTGTGAAATCATGCCAGCCATAACTTTCCCATGTTTTGACGTACTCGACCCAGCTTGACATCTTTTGTTTGCGGATAGCGGGTGGTAGCTTTCTTTCGGTTTCCGCAGCTTCGAGAAACAACGCATCGAGTGCTGCCATGTCGCGCAGCCTGGGATCTGTCTTTGCTCTGACACTCATGCTTAGTCACGCTTAACTAGACACGATTTGCGTGTAGTGTTTTTAGATACCAGTTTTGAGTGCAATACTTTGAGTGCATAGCTATGCCTTATGCGCCTTCGGCGATTGTAACGACCTCCAAAAATTTCTGTCAAGAACAAATCTTTGGGGCGTGGTCGCATTGTGTCATACAAGGTCATATGTGGTCATATACCCAGTATTTTTTTTATCCAGCGTCGCCAGGCTGGTATGCTTTCGTCCTCATGCCAGAACTTCTGCTGAAACAAAACATCTTCTGTTTTTTCTTCAACTGGCTGTTTGACTGATTTCTTTTTTGGGGACAGTTTTGACGATTTGCTTTGCTCTTTCTTTGGTCTTCCTCTTGGCATCTATTTCCTCCTGGATGTGTTGTTCTACTTGCAGCATGACCCGTGCTTGTCCTTTGATCTGCAAGTCGATGTTGTGCCGTTCCGCTGTCAAAAACGCTTTCACTTCCGTGATTGATCGACAAACGGCATAGTCATACCCCATGTTGATTAGCTGCTCACCGACAATGCGCTGCTGCTCTGTGGGATAATTCTTCGGCTGCTTCAACTCGATAAACAATGGCATCGTGTCTGGCAGCATAATCATTATATCGGGAAACCCTGGCACAACACCCATCAGCTTCTGCTTGTGACGATAGTTGACATGGTGTCGTCCTTCGTTCGGACTGTGATGAATTAAGTGGGGTTGTGGCAAAACTATTTCTAGCCATTTAATGACGTGCTTTTGCAAATCATCTTCGGATGAATACACACGGATCACGGACTAGCCACGCTCGATAAAGAAGTCATTCGGCTGCACTTCCCCTTTTGTCAGTTCTATAATACGGGACATGTAACGCTGCCTGGGTACAAGCCTATCTTTGTGGTTCATAGGTAAACACCAGCGTCTAGCCATTTGTGCATGACCCGCATCCAGCAGATGTGCCAACTGACCATAAGACCAGTTTTTCTTTTTTCTGTAGTCGTCTAACGTCAATGTTTTTCGATCCGTTCAAATAAAAAACTTAGCTGAAAATCATTATATCTTGACGTTTAACGTACAGTCAATATAAGCTAGTAAAAAAACCCTATCGAAAAACGTCATGCGAGGATATAACAATGAACAGTAGAGGATTGCAAAAAACACTGCCACTAGCATTAATGGATGACCATATGTCAGGTGAACTATTACGACGAGCGATTGAGAAACGCGGAATAAAGAAAAAGCACGTTGCTCAAAAGAAGGGTATCGAACAAGGCACTCTGTCGCGTCAAATGGCTGGTAAGCACTCGCTTACACTGAAAGATTTACGTGAATATGCAGACATCCTCGATTGTGAATTTGAAGAACTTATCATAGACATACAACCAATGGATCTTATTGGCAGCTACCAGGACGGCACTGTTACCGTTTATGATGTTACTAATAAAGCAAGGCAAGTTGTCCCGCCCATCACGTTACCATCAACGTACAAAGGTGTTTGGGAAAACGCAACCAACAATCTATATGTATTCAACGGTCAACATATGCTGGCAGAAGGTTCA